TATCTAAAGAAGAAAGAGAAAGACAAGCTAAAGAAGAAGAAAAGAAAAAAGAAGAAAAGAAACCAGCTCCAGATGAAGGGATTGAACACGATTTTGAAAAGCCAGAAGAAAAAAAGGATGATGGAAAAGGCCAAGTAAAACCAGGCACTCCAGCTAAACCTAAAAAGTCTGATTATCTTCATCGTCTTGCTGGTGGTATGTCTTTCAAAACTTCTAATAGGGTAAAAGGTTCTAAATCTAAGAGCAAGAAAAAGAAGAAGTTAAAGAAAAAAGTATACGCTTAGTAGTATGAGTGGCGTTTTATGGAAACCACACGAAGGTCCACAAACGCTTATATTAACGATCAATGATGTATATGAGTGTTTATTTGGTGGTAGCCGAGGAGGTGGAAAAACCGATACTGGAATAATCTGGATGTTACAACACGCAGATAATCCTAATTTTAGAGGTTTAGTTATCCGTAGAAATGCTCAAGATTTGTCTGACTGGTTAGATAGGGCAAATCAATTATATACAAGTGCTACTATAACTGGAAAACCAGCACAGATTAAGTTTAAATCTGGTGCTATTATAAGGACTGGTCATTTGAAAGATGCTGATGCGTATATCCACTTTCAAGGCCACGAATATCAGAGGATGCTGATTGAGGAATTAACACAAATTCCGAATGAAGAAAGCTATTTGAAATTACTATCAAGTTGTAGGTCTACCTTAGAGGGTGTTTCGCCATCTGTTTTATGTACAGCTAATCCTGGGGGTCCAGGACACAGCTGGGTTAAGAGAAGATTTAAAATAGGCGTTAAAGAGCCAAATAAGGCATTTAAAGACGAAATATCACAAAGGTATAGGGTGTATGTACCAGCGACTATTGAGGACAATCCAACGCTAAAAAATGCTGACCCAGATTATGTTAAGTATTTAGATAGCTTACCAGAGCCATTAAGAAGTGCTTGGTTATTTGGAGATTGGAATGTTTTTGCTGGACAATATTTTGATCAATGGGACCCAGTTGTACATATTATAGATGAAGAAAGAGAAAAAGAGTTAGGTTTCGGAAAACACTATAATAATAAATATATAGGTATTGACTGGGGGTATGCTAACCCTTTTGCTTGTGTCTGGCTGGAAGTTACACCAGATAATAATGTTATGGCCTACAGAGAACTATATGGGACAGAAAAACATCCTACTGAGTGGGGTGGTTTAATATCTAAGTATTCTCAAGGAGAGAATATAACAATGTCTTATGCAGACCCAAGTATGTGGATAAGAAATCCAATGAGTTGGAGTAATCCAGCTACTCAAATGTGGTCTGATAAATCAATAGCAAATGCTATTATGGGAAGTGGAGATTTTCCACTTGTTCCCAATATGGTTCCAGCGAATAATAGTAGGGTTAATGGTTGGAGAAACATAGCTACTTATATGTCGCATAGTAAGAAAAAGAAACCAAACTTTTTTATTAAAAAAGGTACTTGTCCTAATTTGATTAGAACAATACCAGATATGGTTAGAGATGAGAAAAATGTTGAAGATATAGATACTACTCTTGAAGACCATATAGTAGATGCTTTGAGATACGCTTTTACTGGTATAGATGCACCAGCAGAACCAGTTAAGAAGAAGACACCAGAGCAAATTAGATATGAAGAATTAACATCGGATAATTATGATAGAAAATCGTTTACATACAACTTTGGAGGGAATTAATGGATTATAATACCCTGGTAAAATCTGATGCTGGATATTCAGCAACAACAGATGAGGTTAAGGTATTAAAGAAATTAGAAGCTATGTTTGATGCTTCTAAAAATGCTCAAAAGCATAAAATTGCTCGTTGGAGAAGAAATGAGCAGTTATATGATGGAGATTTCTTTGCACCTTTTAAAATGCCTAAATATAAATCAAGAGTTGTAGCAAATACTATTCATTCAACTATAGAAACTATTTATTCTATTTTAACAGATAGACCACCTAAAGTTGATATTATGCCGAGAAAAGAAGAACAAGTTGATGAAGCACAAAAATCTCAAGATGCTGTAGAATCTGAAATGGAAAAGAGAAAATTTCAAAAAGCAGTTAATATGATGAAAAGAGATGGTTTATTATATGGTAATGGTTTTGTTAAGGCTTGTATAGTTGATGGCGTAGTGCATTATTCAACCCCAGACCCTTATACTATATTTGTAGACCCTTTAGCATCATCTGTTGATGATATGAAGTATTGTACTTTTGCTGTACCAACATATGTAGATGATATAAAAACTGACTACGAAAAAGGTAAGTTTGTACAAGCAGAAGGTAATTTAGATGAATATAGAAGTTTTAAAAAACACGAAAAGGCTCGTTCAGAATTAAGAGATATGCCTTTAGATCATAAATCGCCTATACAAGATGATGATGATTCAGATTCTAATGTATATGGTGGACAAGCATTATTGAAAGAATGTTATTTTTATGAAGATGATACTTTAATGATAGCTACTTGGTGTGGTAGTGTTTTACTACAATTAGATGAAGCACCATATGAGCATATACCATTAGTTACATTTCAAAACTATCAAGATGCACATAAATTCTGGGGTAAGGGAGAACCAGAAATTATTGAAACATTAGCAGTTGGTACAGCTATATTATTATCCCAGGGTATTGATAATATCATATATCACGGAAATCCTGGTATGATTATGAGCAAATCTATGGCTAAGATGCCTGGTAATATACCTACAGATAAACCTGGGCAAATTTACTATGTTAATGGACCACACGAAACCATACAAAGAATACCAGCTGGTAATATAAGTGCTTCAACTTTACCTATGGCTGAAACTTTAATGAGAATGACTGATTCTGTAAGTGGTGTTCACGACATAACACAAGGTAGAAATCCAAGTGGAGTTACAGCTTCACGAGCTATCCAGCAACTGCAAGAAGCATCACAGCAAGTTATAAGAGCAAAGGAAAGAGAAGTTGGTTCTGATGCAGTAATAGACCTATATAAGCAAACACTTAATTTACTGGCTAATAACTACGAGCAAGATATTAATGTTAGAAAATACTCTGAAAGTGGTACTGGCTATGAATTTGAAACTATACAGCCATATACTATAGATACAGATATGGATTTTAAATATGTTCCTGGTTCTTCTTTACCAGAATCCAGAGCAAGTAGAATGGACCAAGCTATTGATCTATTGCAATTAGGATTATTAGACCAAGAGAAATTCTGGAGATGGATACAAAAAGATATATCTAAAGAAATTTTAGATGAAATATTAGAGCAAAAGAAAATGATGGAGGAAAGACAACAACAATTAATGCAAGTTATGGAAACATCAACTAACCCAGAGGAGATAGCAAATGCTAAGTTAGAGTTATCTTCTATGATGGGTGGTATTCCAGAACAGCAAGAGGAGGAATAATGGCTGGAGGAGATGGTGGTTCAAATAGTGGTAACGCTGGTGTAGATGAAGGATTAGCTGTACAAAGTCGTGCTACTACCAGAAATGGGTATCTTAAAAAAATAGCTAAAAGGAAAAAGAAGAAAAAAGTTGATGGACCAGAAAAAGTATGAAAGAAAAAACATTAGAACAATGGTGTAAAAATAAAGGTTACCCAGGAGTAACCAAAGAGTGTATATTATCTGCGAACAATCAAGATGATGTTAAATTGCAGAAAAAAGTTAAAAGACATATTATAGAAGGAATAGTTAGAAAGTGATAAATTTTTTTTTAATAGAAGACCAATCGGAGGATGTCTAAAATGGAAAATGAAGAAAAAGTAACTTGGGCCAATGTAACAGAGGATGTAAGTCTATCTGATTATAAGGAGCAAGGTGCTTCAGAGATTACACAATCTCAAAATGAAGAACCAGCAGTTGAATCTGACAACGATGTTATTGACAAAGTGTGGTCAGCACTTGAAACTGAAGGGGATAGCGATGGAGAAATCGAAGTGTTAGAAATAGATGGTAAAGAATATGCTTATGAAGATGTTTTAGGCTGGAAAAAGGATGCCGACAACAAATCTTCCTGGAGTAAATCTAATACTGAGAAGGCTCAAAATATCGCAAAGGTAGGTAAGTTAGCTGAAGTGATCAATAGTGATAAAGAATTTAAACAACATATTGAGGATTATTTTATTGAAAATAGGGAAACCTTAGACCAGTTAGGTCTTGATAGCTTAAAGTCCCTTGAAGATAATACAAATGCTGATATGTCGTTTGAAGAAAAACCTATGGATGACCCAAGGCTTGTAGAGATGCAAAACCAAATAGAGGAGTTAGCTATTGATAAGAAAGTTGATTTTTTAGAAAGTCAATTATCTTCTCTTGAAAGCAATAACCCAGAAATACTTGGTGGAGATAATACTTTAGATTTTTTAAAGTATGTTGATGCTAAAGGTATGACTGATTTAGATAGTGCTTTTAAAGAGTGGTCGTATCCAAAAATACAATCCCAGCTTAAACATTACCAAGGATTAAACAAAAACAAAGCTAAAAATCGTGGTAAAGTTATAAATACATCTAATGTTGGAGCAAAAGGAGAATCAAATGTTTCCCCTATTAAAAAGTGGAATCAAATCTCTATGGAAAATCCAGACATTAAGAAGTATTTTGAATAGCTGTATCCGATAGAAAAGGAGAAAGAAGATGGCTCAATTGGATTTAGCTTCCGTTAATGCTTTAACGAGAGAGAAGTTCATCCCTTTATTAGTTGATAATATTTTTGATTCAAATATAATGGCTCGTAAATATTTAGCTAATGCTGAAAAACTATCTGGTGGTAGAAAAATAATCACACCATTAGAAGTTGCAAAAGCTACAAACTATATAGGGTTTTATACTGATTATGATACACAAACACCAAACTCAAATGCACCTATCAAACAAGCAGATTGGGAATGGGTACAAGCGTATGCTGGTATTAATCTAAGTGGTAGAGAAGTAGGATTAAATAGTGGAGATGCACAAGTACTTTCACTATTAACTTCTAAATTGAAAAATGCAGAAAAATCTTTAAAAGATTTATTTGGTTTAGCAATTTGGAATGGTGGTGCTGTAGGTTCTTCTGGAACATACAAAGAACATACATCTCTTGCTTATATTGATAATAGTTCAACAGCTTCAGATGGAGATGGACATATCATCACATCTAATGTAGGAGCAACAACTGGTGGTATTACATCAACAGCTTCTGGTACTGATGATTACTGGTTTGTTCCAGCTGGAAACAAATTGACACCAACATTAGCTACAGCTGGTTCTCCAGTAGTTGGAGATTTAACAGCTTTAACTGATGGTGTTGCTCATCTTGTTTCATTGATGACACAATGCTATGGTGCGTGTACTATTGATAATGATCAACCAGACTTAATTGTAACTACTCAAACTATGTATGATGCTTATGAAAGTTGCTTACAAGCTAATAAGCGTTATATGGGCGAGGTTACAACTGGTAATGCTGGATTCAGAGGATTGCAGTTTAAAAATGCTTTAGTTGTCGTAGATTCTCACGTTGCAGACGGAGAAATGTATTTTTTAAACTCCAATTATTTGGACTATAAAGTACATTCTTCTCGTAATTTCGAGTGGGAAGGCTTTAAACAGCAAGAATCAGTAGATGCAACTTATGGTAGAATATTCTGGATGGGACAATTCGTTTGTACTAATCCAAGAATGATTGGTTGTATTACTGGAGGTCCTGCGTAATCAGAGATCGTTTTAATATATGGTTATGGGGGACTTGTTCCCCCTATACCATTAACTTTGGAGAAAAATGGCTATAGCACAAAATACAATATTTGAAATGTTAAGAAGACAATTAGAAGAACCTACTATATCTGATGCAACTGGTGGTGGCTCTGCTGATGCTAATAATAATTTCTCATATGATGAAAAGAAAGATGCTTTAAAGAAAAGTCAAAACTATTTAGTTAATAATTTAAATAAGAATTATTTATCGCCTTTGTATAAAAGTATATCAATTAGTGGTTCTTCAGCAACTTTAAATACTCAAGATACTTTATCCCCAGATGATGTATTAAGTGTAAAAGTTACATATACAGAGCAAGGGACATCTTCTTCATATTATGCTAAGTTTACTAATATAGAAGAATTAGGAAAAGATTTAAATAATAGTTATTTAAAACCAACTAAAGAGTTTCCAAGTGTTTATTTAGGTCCATTAAGTGGTAATGTAGATGGGAAAACTAAAATAACAATAGAACCATCCACTAATGTAAGTTCTGTTTTAATACTGGCTATTGGAGAACCTGGAGAATTAACAGATGATAATACATCTTATTATTATTTAGGAGAAGAAACTCTGAACGCTTTATTGTATTATGCAGAATCTGAATTATGGAGAAACGATAATAGACAGCAAAGATCAAAAATAGCATTAGAAAAATGCTTTAATGAAATAGAAATACTTAACAACAAATACAACACAGAATTATGATAGTAGAAATACCTTTAAGAACAAGTTTAGATACAATGTCAGACCCAGAAGAAATAGGTCAAAATGCTTCTGTACAATTAGATAACTTTGATTTATCAAATCCTGGTATATTAAAATTGAGAAAAGGTAAAGTTTTATCTTGTTTTTTAGATGAAGTTCTATGTGATAATATGGAAAGATGTAATACATCCAAGGGAAAGTTTTTCATTGGATATGATAGTAATTCAAAAAAAATATTTAGAATAAACAAATTTTAATTAAGGGGAAAAAATGATAATTAACTATAGACCACTATGGACAAACGCATTAAAACCTTCTACCAGAATGGGTGGAAGATTATTTGAAGCAAAACAAGGATATTTACAGCCTGGAGATACATTAAGGATTGTAAATCATTCTGGCTATGTTGCTCCACCTAAAAATTGGGAAGGAACAGAATTTGAGCCTTGGGCAAAAGCATATTTAAGAAGATACAAGCATAAAGGTTCAGTAGAAGCAAGATTATATTCTACTGATTGGCTTTCATCAGCAGATTTAACTATAACCAGAATACATAAAGACGGAAGTTATGAAGGCGTACTTGGAAATTCAAGAGGTATATTTGGTTTAGATAATGAAGGAGATAAAGGTGGTAATCTTGGGTCAAGGACATATAGAGAATCTTTCCCAAATGGTCCAACCATTGCTACCTCTGGTCAAGTGGTTATGAGTAGTGCTACTGGAATACATTGTCAATTATCTGTATCAAGTAGTTTTAGCGATACTTCCATTCCAACTGGACCAACATCTGAATTTGGTATAATGACTTATATTAAACCAGCTTTTAGTGGCCAAATCGCTTCAATGTTTGCACCTAATGTTATGAACAATTCTATTGGAACAACTAATATGATCAATATGACCAATCATTTATACAATAGTGGTGGTGCAGATGCAAGTTTAACTCCAGCACAGCATTTAGCATTAATGGTTAATGCAACAACTACTAATGGTGGTAATGCTTCAATATTAACAGAAAAAATGGTGGAGCAAAATGAAGTATATGATTCTACACATCCATTTCATAATGAACCATTTATGATAGATGTAAACAATGTAGCTGTTTCTAATTCAACTATGATGTTAGACACTAATTTATCTGATGAAACAAATTCTTCTATTGAAAATCAAATATTTGATGTTGTTCAAAATAAAGGCATTACTCTTAGTTATATACCTTTGGCTAATTTAGTTGCTGGGCAAGATTATGATATGGGTTTTAGCTTTGCTAATATAAATAATTATGGATATGATTGCGATATAGATAATGATAGCAACGAGGATTTAGAAGTGAATATGCTTGACCAAACTATTGAGTTTGCTGTTGTTGAAAAACATTCTTCTCCATATACAACTTTAAAAGCTAATAATGGTGCGACAGATTTAGGTGCATATTTAGTATCTAATGGATGGACAGAGCCAGTATATGCTGTTTATGGTTCAGTAGCAAGAGGAGATATACATTTTGAAGCATCTGGTACAAGTCTTGGTACAATGTCTTCTTCAACACCAAGTTTGCAATTAAATAATAGTATTCAAGTGGGTACAACAATAGATCAACCGATAGTAGGAACAGCATCAACAGAGGTATTTAGCATAAATCATTCAGATTTTGTAGATGTATCAGATGGAGATGGATTAGCTAAACCTAATTTAGATTCAGCTACTGGTTCAGTATGGCCAGAGGATGTTTTATCTTTAGGCGATGAAATTGCAAATAAAATAGTAACACAGCAATTTTTTACTGGAAATGGTAGTATGAGTAATTTTGCAACACTTACTGAATTCCCATTTTTAGCAAGAGTAGAAAATTCAAACACAGCAGTAACAAATGATGAGGAGGAGATAGGAATTATGAATCCTTTAGAAGTAGTATCACCAGCACCAAGTTCATCTGTTCAAACAGATAGTGGCGATTTAGACATAAGTTTTATGACTAAAACAGCACATACCAACTTGCCTTCTGGAACAATTAAAATATATTTAAAAAATGATGTCCTTGGAATAAATGAGCATTTAGTAGATGATCAAGTAACAACTGCTAATACATACAATGTTACAATAGCTGGTTCTACACTTGCTACAGCATATAATGGTGGTGTTTTTCCATCAAGTTCTGATTATTATGTGCAAATAGAATCAGTATCTGGTTCAAGTGGTGCTTTTTCAAGAGGATATTATTTTAGTATTAGAGCAAACATTACTGAGATAGATATTACAAGTCCAGTTGGAGGAACAGACTTTAATCAAGGAGAATCTGTAACAATAACTTGGGAAGCACAAAATAATCTAACTGATACTAACGACCCTCAATAATGAATGTCGTAATAATACACTTAGAAAGAAGTACTGACGGAGGTACTACCTGGGGGTCCTACGCTGGATTTCCAGGTGGTACTACAACTTTAACTATAGATGATACTGGTCAAACTGACTGGGAAATACCACCAAATTTAGACCCTTCTCATAAATGGAGATTAGTTTCTAAAGAAACAGATGGTACAATAATATCTACAGCTGAATTTGATGTCAAAAGTAAAAGTGAAATTATATTTATAGACGACAATAACAATAGTTTATCAGCATCTAAAATAAATATATTAAATTTTGGAGATACTATAAGGTTTGCTTGTGGTCAAGATAATGAACCAGCAATCTATCAAGTTTTAGATAGAGATTATTTCTGGGGAAACGAAGTTAAACAAGAATATTTAATTAACGACATAACTAACAATATGCAAATTTCTTCTGATGTATTTGTTACTTTAGAAGATAGTAATACTACTGCAAAAATTAAATTTCAACCTTATTTACCTATATCTGGCTCAAATACTACATTGTTTAGTGGATTAGAGCATCCAGAAAGATTTGTATTAAAAGGTATTGACAAATTATACATTGATGGGGTTCTTATA